GATACTTTACGCTTAGCCTTTTTGCATACTCTTTGTCAATCTCAATACCACGAAGTTCCATTTCAGCTGATACTTGAACAACAGGCATTTCTACATTCATAAACAAACTAAAAATACCTTCATTGCCAGGCTTGCTGAATTGTTCTTTCTGCCACTCGTACAACTTATAAGTTATAAAAGCATCAGTTGCTGCATATAGAGCAAATACATCAGGAGGAACTACAGCATATTCAACACCTTCATAAAGATGCTCAATATCGTATTTCTCTTGTGTACTATCAATATGTAAGATATACTGTTTCTTTAACGCTGCTAATTCATTTTCGTCAAGAATTCGAGCTGCAATTTCAGTGTCCCAGTACACATCAAGGACACAACCGCAAGTACATTTAATAACTTCATAGTCAAACTTTCCGTTGTGCATGATAATCTTAGTGTCACTAAGCCTATCAAACTGCTCTTTGATATCTGCTTCTGTTAACTGATCTTCAAGTTTGAAATAAGTTGAAACATCTACATGGTTTACTGGAATATAAGCACTTTTCTTTCCGGGGGTATAAATACATGCCCCCATCAGAAGGCAAGTAATTGGTTCAAGACTATTATTTGTTTCTGTGTCAATAGCAATTACACCATTACTGATAGAGGCATCTATGTATTCAATTAAATCCTGTTTTGTCCTAATAACTTGAGTGTTTTCAGTGTACCTGCCGAGAATTCTGTTAACTTCCGAAGAAATCAACGCAAGTTTTTCAGACACAGAAACAGACTTTGATTTGATAACTTTCTGTGTTTCAACTTTTGGTTTCTTAGGAGAGTTGATCTTTGTTGAGATCTTTTTAACTTCCTTCTTGACCGGCTTTAGTTCAAATTCTTCACCCCAGAGGGACATTACGACTTAAGTCTCCTTTTATTAGTTACGAACAGGACGAGGAACAGCAGGGGTGCTAGCATCAGCCGCCGGATACTGAGCTCGAGGCGCTACCGGAGGATACTGATTGACAAAATTCTGCTGAGGCTGCTGAGGAATAGGGTTAGCGTACTGAGGAATAGTACCAACCTGAGTCTGAGCAACAGGAGGCTGCTGAGCATACGCCTGAGGACCGCCAACAGAGTTACCGCTCGGAACAAACTGAGTCGTCTGCGGAACGTAATTCTGAGCGCCATAGGCGGGAGTAGTATTCTCCTGAACAGCTTCGGGCATCCTACCAGTATTAACAAAGATGCTCAGATCCTCAAAGCTCTTATCAAGAACAATAGTTCCAGTTGCGTTATAATCTGCGAACGCTCCCTCAGGAATAGGATACTTCTGAGAAGGATAGATCCTGTCAGGGGCAAACAGAATGTCATAGCTGGTATCACGGCTACCTGCTGCACCGTTACGATGAATCTTAAACAGGCACTGGGACAGCGGACCATACTCATTGATGAGACTCTTGATTCTGGTCGCGTAGCTAAGACCTCTAGACCACACCTTGGGGACAGGAACAATCTGACCACGCTCGTCCGTCTGATACTCAATCAGATGAATAAACATGATATTCTGAGTATTAGCGCCAGAGGCACAAAGAGGACAATTCTCCATAGGATCGCGAGGACCGCGCAGGCAGTTCACAGAACGGAACTTACCATTGATTGTTACGTTGTGAGTAGTTACGATGTCGAAAGACGAAACATCATCGTGCATAAAACGAACAAGGGCTTCGTCGCCATCGTTCTTCAGAGCGAAAGATGCTACATAATTCGAGTTGTTTGCATTCTGCATTTCAGTTGCTTCTTCAAAAGTTACTTTTGCCATGATTTCGTTTCTCCTTTAATTTCATTTTTTTCACAATTTCATAATGACTTTTGTACTTATGTACGGGAATATTATATAGAAAAAACTATAAGAAATCAACTAACTGCATATTGAGATATTAGAGGTAATTGTGCTATCTCTTCGCCAGTTAAATCATTACAGTCCTTTCCTCTAGGTAACAGCATAACATCTACAAATACATCTTTTCTAATATTTGACAGAAATCTTGTTATGCCCTTATCTCCTGCTTCGTCTCCATCAAATGCTAATATGTAATGACGAATGGGAGACTTGTTAAGTATTTCATATTGATCTCTTGTTCCTGTTCCTATAAGGGCTACTGCAGGATAACCAAGAGTATTCATATAGAGAGCGTTTATTTGACTCTCACAAACAAATACTGTATCTCTGTTTTCCTTTAACATAAAGTTAAGAAGATAAACAGGTTTCTTAACTCCTTGTGGTATAAAGAATTGTTTTGTCTTAACAGATCTTTTAGTTATGAATTTTAATCTGTTATGTTCATCCCACACAGGAAATGTTATACTATCAGTCTCTTTATCATATCCAACTTTATATTTCAAGATTATCTCTTGAGAAAGTTTTCTCTGAAACTGATATGGATGAAAATATGCAAATTGATTAAGGATAGATTCATCAAGCGCTGTCTCTTTAGGCTTACCAATTTGAATTTCAGGTAGGTATGTTTGCTTCTCAATAAAGATATTTGAATATCTTTGAACAAGCCATTCTTTTCCAAACTCATCATCTTGATCAAAGCAATGACCTACAAGAGTGAAGAGAGGTACGCTTATACCACAAGCAAAACAGTGAGTAATTCCTTTATCCGTATATTTGTCATCATCTCTAGCAAAGACTGTACAACTCGGATGTTTTTCTTTACCATCTGAATGAAAAGGGCACTGGATAAATACATTATCTCCTTTGTCGATGATTGTGTTCAGATACCGTCCATCTGTTTCTTTATGTACTTGTTTGAGTATATCGTAAACAGGAGCATCAATTACTTTATTGTTTATTACTAACTCCAATTAAAACACATCTTCCTCAAATTCTTTTGCAAGTTCTTCAGAACCTTCGCCTTCTAGTGCATTACTTTCTTCAGGGACATAACTGAATATGCCCTTATCAAAATCTGCTGCATACTTTATCTTCCTATCATTAACAGCATCTCTAGCCTTTGCTAAGTTAAGAGTTAAGATATCATCTTTATGCTCAAGAAAGATTACAATAGTACTATCTTGAGAAATTCTATCCGACTGTGCGATGTGACTAACATCTACTCCGCCAGAGGTATCATTTCTATTCTGCTGAGAAACTGCAATAATCGGAATCTTCTCCATTACTTGTAAGTTTTTCAAGTCTCTGGAAATGTTTGCTGCTTTCTCAACAGGAGTTCTTGCTTTACGGTCATCTTCGAGAAGAGAATGCTGGTCTACAAACAAAATGTCTAACTTGTCTTGGTCAATAAATGCTCGTAGAGCAGTAACACCAGCAGGCCCGTTAATATCATTCGGAGTAAGAACTTTGAAAGAATTCTTGAATTTACTGCTCAGAGAATCAATATATCTCTTATAATCATTTTGTAGGTCTGCATTACCTCTGGTAATTCCGTAGTTAGAAAGATGACCATACAAAGTGTCAAATCTATATCCGACTTTGTTCGTTGACATCTCACCTGAGTACATACCTACTGTTAATCCTTGTTCTAGAGCGGCAACTGCACACTTCAGCAGAACCCAGCTCTTACCAACACCAGGACGAGCAGAAATAGTAGCAAGTTCTTCAAGTCTATCCCAACCACCGATTAATTTATCTAACTCTGGAAATCCTGTTTTGACATAGTACTTTTCAAAATCTCTGCAACGTTCAACATACGCATCATAACGAGAAGAGTCCGTTAGAATATCAACAGACTGAAAATGCTTTGCTTTTACAACAGACTCTTGAGCAGTAGTATAAAGAGCAAGAGCTTCATCTACTTTATTCTTCATAAGTAGATCTCTTACTTTATTGAAAATAGATGCAAGTAATCTTGTATTCTTATCCTTTACTAATTCATCAACAAGATAATTATTTGGCTCATCTACTTGCAGAACATCAAAATCGGGAAACTGAGAAACAAAAGTAGCTAGGTCAGGAATTCTTCCATACTTATTAAAATGTTCTTTTATAAACTTGAATTCTTCTTCGTAATCGCTAAAGTATTCTTCGTCAAGATTGTTACCAATAAGAAGAGAAGTATCATTATTAGCAACCATCTTATTAAGAACCTGAGCTTGAATAATCAAATACTCACCCCCAGAGCTCTCTTATCTTTTCCGTCAAATCGGACCTTTTCAGAAGTATTAAAGATTCTACTTGCTATACGTTCACCCACTGTATTTACAAGACCAGCATAATCCATATTTGAAGTGAACACATTGGACTTGCCAAGATTCACTCTAGCATCAATCATATTGAATAACATTTCATGCTCAAACTGTGTAGCAGATTTGGTTGCAATATCGTCAAATACAACAAGGTCTGCAGAGTAAACATATTTCTTAATATGTTGAGCATACTCATCAGGTTCAGAAATATTATCTTTCATTGCGATAAGATATTTCGGAACACTAATAAAAAGTGCTTTACAGTCAATATCAC